GAGCAAGCGAGACGCCGGCCCCAGAGCCGCCCCTCGAGGAACAGGCGCCCCACGCGCCACCAGACGCCGACGGCGACGATGACGATGACCCTTTCGGCTTGGCCGAGGTCGACCACCACACGCCGGCCGAACCACCGCCGCCGGTGAGCGGGCTCGAAATCGCGCCGCCGTTAAAGGCCGGCAAGCGGGACTGGCGCACCTGGGCGCTAGCGTTGTTCGCGGTTAAGGTGCGGCGCTGCACCAGCAGCAACGAGCTCGCCGATCTGCTCGGCGCCAACGAGCGCAATCTCGAAGATGCGCGCGCCGCGCTGGCGCCGGCCGATCTAGGCGAGCTCGAGCGCATCATCGCCGAGCAGTGGCAACGGTTGCCGGCATAAGTAGAAATAATCCTTACGGCTTGATGACGATCTGTACTTGGTGCTCAAGCAGCCATGCGATGGCGCCGACGACCATCACCAATAAGCCGCCGCTGCCGATCAGCGCCCACCACATGCCGAGGCGTGCGTCGTGCGCCGTGGCGAGGCGGGCAATCGCGGCGGCGTGATCCGCCAACGCGGAGCGGATCAAATCGTGCAGCGTGCTTCGCAGCGCCCGGCTCTCCTCCTGCACGGCCAGCACAGTCGCCTCGATGCGCGCCAGCCGCTCGCGCAGCGGCGCCTCGTCCTCGCTCACCGCATCCCGGGCAGGAAAATAAACAACCCCAACAGCAGCACCGCGACAAAGGCAAAATAGACGTTGCTCGCCGAGAACGGCGCCATTGGCGGCAGCGGCAGGATCGTGAGAAGCCACAGGAACATCGTCACGACGAACAGGATTTCCAGGATCATGGCGCTCACCCAATAATGCTGACGGCGTATTGCCGCGCCGCGCTCGGCACGATGATTGTGCCCGGCACAACGACAGCCTCGCGCACCAGCCCCGACACAATGACCTGGACGGCTGGGCTGCTCTGAAGCACCACCGCTTCGCGCACCAACCCGCGCACGTTGAGCACGCCTTCGTCGGCGCCAATGGTTTCGCGGGCGAGCCCGCGGCCGACGACATCGGTCATGAGGCGACGCTAACGCCACTCGACGCGGCATTCAGCCCGGCACGGGTCCAGGCAACGCCGGTCGCCGGGTCCACATCGAAGAAACTTCGCTGCCATTGGTTGGTCGTGCTCATCGCTTGCCCAGCCGACGAGCCAGTGCTGTCGCTGCTGCCCGATTTCATGTTGAGGCTGACGGTCCGAGCCCCGGAATCGCTCTTGGCAACGAATGCTTTGATCGCAACCCCGTAGATCGTGCTTGGCGTCGTGACAAGCGCAGGAAATGTGTACAGATCCTCCTGCGCCACTGTCGCGCTGTGGATCTGCGCCGCCACGGTGCCGAGCGGCGGGTTCAGCGCCTCGCTGGCCCAGTTCACCGCAGCCCCGGTGCAGTTGCCCCAAATCTGCCACGTCGCTTGCCCGGTCGTCATGGCGCCCGCCGAGCCCGGTGCGCCCGAGGTGTAGGTGTTCGCGATTTTCCGGCCGAGGTTCGTCGTGGCGTCAACCTGCGCCAGCACCACGCTCGTATCGGTGATATAGCCGATCCAGTACGACGTGCCGGCGACGAGCGATTGCGGCGTCGTCAGCACGCCCGTGATCGTCGTGCCGCTGGTGGCGCCGACAACCTCGGTGCCGCTCGTCAGGAGCGAGCCCGGCGCGCCACTGCTGTCGGCGTAAGCGACGCCGCGGTACTTAGCCCCGGCACTTGTCGCCCGCGGGATGATCGAGACGCTGTTCAGCGTGCAGGCGACAGCCGGCGTTATCTTAACGAGGAAAAGCTGATTCGCCCCCGGCGCGTTTGTCGTCCCCGTCACCGAGTAAACCCCAGCAGCGGTAATGCCCGCCGGCCACACCACATTGCCGTCGTTGGTGAATTGCTTCTGCGCGTCGCCGCTGGGGAACGATGTTTCGACGACGACACTGCTGGTCAAGACACCGCTGTTGTAGGCAGCGTCCGCCGGGTTAAACAATGCAAGGTCGTCCAGCGTCCACGTCTGAACGGATGCCTGCGACCCGAGGTAAACTCCGTTTACCGAGGCTTGACTGTTTGCGGTGTTGCCGGTCCCCGAAAACAATGAAACACCGTCCAGATAGAATGCGTAAGCACTGCTCGCGCCTATCGTTATATCGAAACTCAGGACATGAATCGTACTCAGACCCACCGCCCCACCCGACGCCAGCAACGCACCGTTGTAATTTCCCGTATGGAACTCAATAAGACCAGTCGTTTGATTGAAGTGAATTGTACAACAACTCGTGGCCCCGTTTCTGAACCTCATCTCCCCGGCAAAAGCAGCAGCGGCATCAAGCCGGAACCGAAAACTACCAGCGATGCGGGTCATCGCCGCCGGCAGTGTGGTGGAGAGAGAGCAAGATGGATTGATCTGCACGGCATAGCCGACGGTGCTCAGCGGCGCAACGATAGCCGGAAACGGCGACCCGGTGATGCTCCAATCACCAACCATAACGCTCGTGATGTTTTGATTTGCAGTCGGGCCGTATTTATCAAAACCATCCACCAGGACTAAGGCGGTCATGTTTCCTGCCCTACCAACGACAAATGAAAGTCCGCCAGCGTCGCGTCCGCGGTCGCCGGACCGCGCACCCGCAGCACGTCGCCCTGCGCGAAGTTGATCGCCGCCTGGGTCGACATCGTGCCATTGACGCTGGCAGCAGCCACCGTGATTGTCGCCACCGTCGAGAACGCCGTCGGGCTGGCGGCCAGCGCCTGCTCGATGGTGATCGCCGTCGAGCCCGTGGCCGCCACTCCAGCGCCCGCCACCGTGGTGTGCCCGAGATAAGCTCCGAGGTTGGCCGGCAGCGTCACCGCCTTGGTGAACCTGTGATAGAGCAGGCTCTGGCTTGCCGTCATGATGCCGGGGACATAAGTCGCAACGACATATTTCGGCTGGACCGCGCTCGACGCGCTGGTGATCCACCGCGGATCTCCGCTCGGCCCGACTTGGAGGATTTGCCCGCTCGATCCCGCCGCCAGCGCCACCCACGCGCTGTTGCTGCGGTAGATCATCATCCCCCGGCTGGAGCCGAGGATGCTGTCGAAGATGTTGGTCAGCGTGTTGGCCGCCGGCACCGCGGTGCTACCCGAGATGTTCGCGACGATGCGCTGGTGCGCGATGCTCGCCCCGGTGATCGGCGCGTTTGCCCATGCCGGATTGGCGGCGGCGCCGCCGGTTGTCAGGATCTGGCCGCTGGTGCCGGGCGTCAGCACGACCCACGCGCTGGCGTTGCGATAGAGGATGCTGCCCTGAGTCGCGCCGAATACGGCATCGAACAACAGCGACACCGTGATCGGCACGGGCGCCGCGCTGCTGCCGCTGGTATTTGCCAGCACGGAGGCGTTGGCGATCGCCGCCAAGCTCACCGAGCCGGTCGAGGTGATCGGGGCGCCGCCCGTCGAGACGCCGGTGCCGGCGGTGATGCTCGTCAGAGTGCCGGCGCCAACCGGGCTGTCCCAAGTCAAGTCGGCACCGCTGCCGGCCGATTTGAGGTACTGCCCGACCAGCCCCGGCGCGAGGCTCACCCAACCGCCGATGGCGCGCGTGATGACGGTGCCGCGGGCCGTACCGAGCACGCTGTCCAGCAGCATTGTCAGCGTCGTCGGCGTTGGCGCGGCAGACACACCCGAGATGTTTGCCAGGAACGTGTCGTCGCCGATGTTGGCGAGGGCCACCGTGCCGGTAGCGGTGATCGGACCAGCGCCCGTGCTGACACCGGTGCCGGCGGTAATTGAGGTGACGCCCGAACCGCCCGGTTCCCACGTCGGGTCCGCTCCCGCATCGTGGGTCGCAAGAAAGCGCCCCTCGGCGCCCGGCAGCAATGCGATCCAGCCCGGCCCGCCGCGATACAGCAGCGTGCCACGAGCCGGCAGGCCGAGCACTGTGTCGAGGTAATCGGTCAGCGTGTTGGGAACAGCGGGTGCCGGCGCGTCGGTGATGTTGGACATCAACGTCAGCGGGTCTGCCGTGGCGCCACCCGGCAATGCGTCGACATATGCCTTGGTAGCAACATCGCTCGGGCTGGCCGGCGCAGGCATGCCGGTGATCGCGCCGCCGGTTATGTTGACGGCATCGGCGTCTTGCAGTCCCAGCGTGCCGAGGTGCGTATTGAGCCACGCGCTATCGTCGTCGCTCCAGACCAGAACATCGCCGTCGTTGGGGCCGGGATCAGTCAACTGAACATCGCTCAAGCCGCTGAGCGAGGCATTCGTGCTGCCGAATAGTTGTTGCAGGGCCGGCTCGCCACCAACCGCGATATCGGGATCGAACGTGGAGCCGCTGGTGTGATCCAGCAGCGCCATAAAGATGCCGGTATCGAGCACGGTAAAGACATCGAGTTCGGCATAGGTGGCGCCGGGCACCCACTCGCCGCGCCAGCGAAACGTCAGCACCGGCAACGTAAACGGCCCCATCACCGTGCCATCGGTGAGGGTGATGCTCATCTGCGTGCCGCTGACGCTGATAGACTCGATGCCGACCGGCTGCGCCGGGTTGCTTTGGAGATCGACGATTGCCTCGGCCAACGACCAAAAGTTGTTGTCAACCTCGGTTGGTTGAAGGTTCGTCCCCTTGCCGGCGCCCCACGGTCCCGGCAGGCGGAAGGTTAAGTCCATCTATTTATTCGGCAGTAGGAGAAGGGGTGATCTGACATGCCGCGACGATCTCCCAGGTATAATGATTTCCCACCGCCCCGATCGTGTTTGCCATGAATTGGGACGACGCGCTCCACGCCGTCATGCCGACGCGACGGGTCATCCACCACAGCCACGCCGGGCCGCCCAACAAAGGATCGAACTGATTGGCGGGAGTGACCGGAGTACTTCCATAGCTGGCGTATTTGAAGTCATAGAAGAATGATCCCGAGCCGCCGGCAGTCTCGCCGAAAACTACGAGCGGAACTGTTGGCTGCGGGACAACGCCGCTCCAGCCGGGAATGGGATGCGAAATCGCAATCCCGACCTCAACCGGCGGGCTGATAAAGGCACCCACCCACTCCACGTTGACGGTGTAGCTCTTGATCACGATCGGAATAGGCGGTTCGTGTACGGGATCGATGGGGTTGAGGATGTGCCCGGTCGCCATTGGCACATTCCACCGAACCGTGCCGACATTGCCGTTCGCATCCTGCAAGCCCATGAGCTGCTGGTCGGTAAAGGACACGAAGCCGTTATCCAGAACGATGTTCGTCGCAATCAAACCGTAAGCGGAGGCGGTCATTGTCTCGACCGGGTGCAATAGCGGGCGACTGAGCCCGCCGTACCGCGCGCCGCCCGGCCCCGTGTTGCTGGTGGTCGAGAAGGTTCCGATCATCGGCGGGAGCTGGTCCGGCCCGTAGGGGATCGTGCTTGTCAGCCCGCCCTCGGAAGCCAGTACCGCCACGATTGCGCCATAACCGTATCGCCCGCAATAAGGCGGGTCCGGTACAAAAACCGGCGGCTCCGTTGGGCCTCCGTCATCCTTCCAGTGAACCGCAACGATGCGCGACCACGGGTCTTCAGTAAAAACAGGCATTCATTATTGGTTCTTCATGTTCCACGTCTCTTTGCCGGTAGTCTGTGTTGTCGTGCTGCCCGGCGGGGAGCTCATTTGCGGTTTGTACGGGTCCAATCGCGGGTCGATCCCGCTCGCGACATACTGCCGTTGCGCGAGGTTGTCCGCCGGATCGGTTTGTTTTTCATCCAGGCCGAGCTTCACCTTTCTCGCGCGGGCAACGTCGACGTAGTTCTCGGGCTTGCCCTCCTGCTCTATCCTGACGATATCGCTTTCGCGGCTATCTTCGGTAAGCTCAACGTCCTTCTTCTTTTTCTGGGTGTTGAAGTCCACTCCGGTTAACCGGATGCTAGGCATGGTTCCCTTGCCGCCCCAGGTCAGTTGCGCCCGCTCCCGCGTGCCCTTCGGCGTCGCCGGGATGACGTTGCCGCCGAGCGAATCCGGCGATTGATACGGGCGGACAATGTATTCAAATCCGTGCGGCATGGCTTATCCCGGCGGGCCGGCGGCGAGGTCGATGGTCTTCGGCAGCGATAGCTGCGTCAGCGCCGGGAAGAAATCGGTGTGAAACTCCGAGCCCTGCACGGGGCGCAGATCGAGCACAACCGTGGTGGTCATCTCCTGCGCCTTGGTAAGCGGGTCGCCGCTGGTCGGCGCAATGGCTTCCTGATAGGCGCTGAGTTCGGTTAGCTGCTCCTCGAGCCCGTTCGTCACGGTGCAATAGTTAACCGCTTCATCGGCGCCAAAGAACGCGAGATTGATGCCGTCGTCGGCAACAACAAAAGCATCGAGCGTCTCGTAGGCCAGTTCGTCCTCGATTAGCGGGTATTGCGCGCCCGCCACAACCTGCCAGCCGGGCTCGACGTAGGCATCCTCGACGTAGGTATTTTCCCCTACCGCGGCGACGCTCGGCGTGCCGTTGCCGATCGTGCAGCCGATCACAAACTCGCCGAGCGTCACGCCATCGGCGCAGCGCAGCGTGTACGATTTCACCTTGCCGGTGGCGTTGCCGCCCGGTAGCCGGCTGTCGAGCAGCGTGATGCTGTGGCGCAAGCCGATGTCGAGCGCGGTGCGCCAATTGGTTGCCAGCGTGACCTCGACGCTGCGCGCCCGTGCCCGCATCTTGGCGCGAGCCGCGAGCAGCAGATACTCGAAGCTGGCGGTGCCCCGGTCGGTCTGGAAATAGCTCTTGTAACCGAGGTCGCCTATCGGCACGCCGCCGCCGGGGTCCACGCCCTGCCCGACAAAATCGGAGGAAAGCTCGATGCTCTCCCGGTCGCTGTCGGCGGTATCAGAAAGCACCCGCTGCACGTCCGCCGTCAGCACGGCGCTCACCGTCTCGGTGCGCGGCCGGTCGGCGCGGTACTCGACATTCATGCGGATGTTGTAGGTCTGGAGCGGAAAGGACAGCACCACCCGCTCGAGCCCTTGCCCAAGCACGATCTCGGAATCCGAAGGCGGGCTGTCGTTGGCGCCGCTGATCTGATCAATCGCCGCCGTGTAGCTGACGTTGTAGTTCAGCGGCGCCAGCCAGCCGCCCTTGTTGTTGACCGACGCCTCCTCGATAAAGCACAGCGGCTTGCCGGATGAATCGGTGAGGTTGGAGAGCGACCAGCCGCCGCCGATGTTGGCGCCGGCCTTCGGCCAACTGCTTTGCAGCCCGTCGCCGTAGAGCGCCTGGATCATGCCACTGCCGCCGGTTCGTAGCCACAGCGGGTAAGTCTGCTGTAGGTTGAACGGCAACGTACCGTAAGGCGCCGCGCCGACTGAGTCGAACGCGGCTACAAGGTTCGGCGTCACGTCGATGATGCCCTGCCCTTGCTGCGACCACGACACCGTGCCCTTGACAGCCGTCGCGATCAGCGGCGGCTCGCCATAGGCAAGCGAGAAATTCTCGTAGAGCGCCTGGTCCTCGGCAATCGTCACCGTGCCGGCCTCGCCCTGGATGATGTCGCTGATCGACAGCGCCAGCGTCGTGCGGTCGATGTGCCAGAGCGCGGAGTATGTTTCGAGCACCGTGTCGGCGCTGATGTTGGCCGCGAGCCACACCGGGTCCCAGTACGGCAGCACCTGTAGCGAGGCGGCGAGCGCCGCCTTCTGCGCGTTATAGTCGTCGGGCCTGGCGAGGAACTGGAGCTCGACGAGCTCGCCCGCCGCGAGCCGCGGGATGCCGACGAGCCGGCCATTAAACAGCGGCACCAGATCCGGCACGCCATCCGGCCATGCCGCATCCCATGACAGCCAGCACCACAGGTTGCGGCCGGCGGCGAGCAGCCCGACGCCGGGATTGCGCAGGCCCACCGTCAGCGCGGCGAAGTCGCCCTCCGACTGCGTGATCTCGACGCTGATCACGTCCTCGTCGAACCGCGCGTGCAATACCGGGTCGAACGCCGCGTTCGGCGTGCGCGGCCCGGTGATGGTCAGGATGGCGCCGATCTCGGCCGAGCTTGCCGGCTGGTCGATGGTGATTGCCGTGGCGCCGCTGGCGGGCGCGATAAACGTGCTGCCGACCGGGATGCCGTTGCCGCCGACGTTGTAGCTTAGGCCCGCTGCAAGCCCCGCCAGCGCGGCGGAAGGAATGCCGGTGATGTTGTACCAATCGCCGCTCGGCATGCCGCTGAGCGCCGCCGGGAAGTCACCGCTTGTCGTTGCGGTGACGGGCCGTGACTCGACGAGGTATGCGTTCACGTCATCGACCAGCTTCACGGCCACAAGGGTCCACATCAGCCCCGACGTGCCGTCCCATGTCATGAATGCCAGCGAGACCGGCGCATCTCCCGCATCGCCGATGGCCGTGCCCGAGATGCCGTAGACCGCGCCCGCGGTCAGCTCGGCGCCGTCGAGGAACACCTCATCGCTGCCCGCCTCGAAACTCCCGAGCACCGTGCCGATCGGCACCGCCTTGGTGGCGACGAAGGTGGCGCTGCGGGAGGTGGCGCCGGCCGGCGCGATGTTGATCGAGCCGGGCGCGCTGATCGTGGCGTCGGGGATCGCCACGGTGCCGGCGGCTAGGCCCGGCCCGGTAAGCGCATAGTATTCGTTGTCGGTGAGCTTGCCCGGCGACGCCAGCCGCATGATCTGGCCGTCCACATCGGCGACGATGCCGACCGTTTCGAGCACGCCGCCATGCGTGTTGCCGGTGGTGACGAGGGTTATCTGTTCTTCGATGGTGCCGCCGGCCCAGGCGTAATACCAAGGCCCCGCCATTCAGATTTCTTCCAGCACCAGCGACCACGACACGGCGGCGTCCCACTCCTTGCGCTCGGTCTGAAGGTCGACCACCAGCATCGAGAATTGCGGGCAGTAATAAGTATAGTCGCCATCGACCCAACTGCTGCCGGACACCACAGGCCGTGACGGACTGCCCCCCGCGGTCAGGTACGCCAACTCGACATGCGCGGCGACATCAACCGCCATGCCGACCCAGAGCCCGTCGAGCGCCGGCGCCGACTGGTCGTTGCCGGCTACCTCCAGCCGGTATTTGCGCATCTGCGGCGCGGCGATGCTGATGAGCGTGCCATTGACAGTGCGCGCCAGTTTGTCGTCGCCCCGCGCCTGCGCAACCGGCGAGAGAGTGCCCGTGAGGCCGCGGGCCGAGAACGGGTTGACGCCCGGCGCCGCTGCGGAAACATCGAACCGGACGTCGAGCGCGGTGGCAACGTACCCGAGCATCAGTGCCCGCCGTACCAAGATGGTTTCGTGCCGGCGCTGCGCATCCGCTGCCGGTTCGCCTCGGTGACGAGTGCCGAGACGACATCGCCGCTGCCCGATAGCGCGAAGCTGTGCCCGCCCAGGTGCAAATGCACGGGCGTCCCGCCCGCGCCGGCCCTCACCAGCCCGCCCGCTGCGAAGCGCGGCACGAGCCCGCCCTGCGCGAAGCCAAACGGGTTCTGAAGTCCGTTCAGCGCCGCCATAAACCGCGGCCCCCAACGGTTCACCGCGGCGGCGCGCATGACGAACTCGCCGTTCGACAGCCGCGCCAGGATGCTGTCGCTGGTGGCGGTGCCCGGCCCGCGTACCGCGCCGCCCGATGCCATCGGCATCGCCGGGATGCTCGGGTCGCCGGCCGCCGCACCGCCGGTTACGCCTCGTATTCCGGCACTGACTGCGGCGGCAAGCTGGTTAGCTTTCTGGATCATCCAATCGATCGCCGAACCGAATCCGTCCATCAGCCCTTTGAACATCTCCTGAAAGGTTGCCCCGAAATTGGCTTTCAGGTTGGTGTTGAAGGTGTCCCATGACGATTGCAAATCCGCCAGGAGTTGCGGCCAAAAATTCTTGAAACCCTCTCCCCACGCCGGCAGCGTCTTCGTTAGAAAATCGGCAAGCGCGTTGTTCCAGTTGATCGCGGTCTGGGTGCGCCAATCCTCGCCGATAGCCCTAATCTCATCAAACCAAGTGTTTACCCGATCTTTCGCTGCGTTCAACTCTTCTTGCTTCGCAATCCTCTCAGGTGTAACCCCGCGCGCGGAAGCGTTCAGTTCGTCAATCTTTTTCTGAATAGCTTCGATTAACGCGGGCAGCGTCGCGAGCGCTTCTTTAGACGATTCAAATTTTAGTGCCTTCGCCAGTTCGTTTAACTGAAGCGGGTTGAAACTTTTTTGCTGCGCCAGGAAGGCTTTGGCAACCTCTAGTTGCTTCTTGAGCATGGTGTCGCCCGCACCCGTGACGTTTTTCATACTGACGCCGAGTTGTTTGTATGCGTCAGTCAGGTCGAGCGTCAGCCGGCTGCTGCCTCGCAATTCCACGACGCCGAATTTCGACATCTTCGAGCCCAGGCCCTCGGCAGCATGGGCGGCATCGTTCATGACGTCGTCCAAGATCTTAACGCCGGAAGCGGCGAGCGGAGCCGCTGCTTGCACCTTCGCCGCCGCTTCGGCGACGCCGGCCATAAACCTCGTGGCAGCATCGGGCGATTGCCCCACACGTTGCGCTACTTCCTGCCCGGCCTGGACGGCAATCGGCTTCTGCCCGGTCTTTGCTGCTTCATCGCCGATTTTCTTTATTTTCTCAGCCACTGCATCGAGTTGCTCGATGAGCGTGCTCATCGCTTTGAAGACGGACGCGGCGAGGAAGCCGCCGGCGAAGCTGCCGGTGACGCCGCCCATCACCATTGCGATGTTCTGGGCACTCTTGCCGACATTATCGAACTGCGTCAGCAGCCGGCGCATTGATTTGGTCGCCAGCACGTCCATGACGCCGCTGGTTTCTTTCGTCGTCCTGTTCAGCGACTTCAGTTGCGCGTCGAGCGCCACGACGCGGTTGCTGGCAGCCGTAAGTTGCGCCGATGGGAACTTGTCGCCGGCCTCCGCGCCGGCCTTGGCGAAGTCGCGGGCCTCCTTTTGCGCCGCGCGAAGTTGCGCCTTCAGCAGTTCGATGTCGGCCCGCGCCTTGCCGCTGTCAGCCGAAATCTGGATCATCAGGTTATCGGGCATCGTCGCTCAATTCGTTGAGTGTCTCCTTGATCGCCTTGCCCTCGCCCTGCGCGCCCAGCGTCGCGATGTGCAGTTGCTCGGCAAGCTCGCGGCGGCGGCGATGCTGCGCGATGGTGAGAAAGGCGGCGATCTGCTTCGGCGTGTAGCCCATCACGTCGCCGGGACTGTGGCCGCATGCGATGAGTTGCTCGGCGGCGGCGGCGTATTCGTAGCCGCTTCCTTGCCAGAGGGGAGCGCGTCGGCGCCGAGCAGCCGGGCGAGCTTTTCGACGAAAGGGTCCACACCGCCCGGCATTGTAAGCTCGCGGATGGCGATGAGGCACTCGGCGGCATCGTCAATCGACAGCGCGTCGCCGATTGTCTCGGCCGCTTCGGGTTGGCTGGCGGCAATCGCGATGATGGCGCCCACCGCATCCGGCGCCGCCTCGATCAGACTGTCGACATCGAGCGCGGGCGCGCCGCCGGCCCACAGCTTGCGAAGCTCCGGGAACCGCACGAGCAGATCGGCAATATGCCGCAGCCCCAGCCCGCGCAACTCCACGGTGCCGATGGACAGCTCCACCGGGCGGGTCTGCGGTACGATGTCGACCAGAGAAACCATCAGGTCAGGTTAGGTCACGCCGCCAACAGCCTCGCCCATCAGCGTGAGCATCAGGTTGTCATAGGTGAACTCATCCATGACGATATTTAGGGACGCATTCTTTTCGGTGACGACCTCCAGGTCTTTCGCCCGCACGCCATAGCGCGAGGAGAAGTGCGCCAGCGTCGTGATGTCGGGCGTAAATTCAAACGTCGGCACGTTGCCGATGTCGCGATAGGCGATGTCGCCCTCAAGCTGGATCGAAACGACGCCCTTGCCGATGTAATACATATCGACCAGCGGCGAGACCGCCCCGGTGTCGGGATGGGTCAGTGTGCCGAACACTCCGGTGTCGTCCACCAGCACCTCGCCGGTAAGCTGAAGCTGCCCCCATTCGTCCTGTATCATGCCGATGGCAGCGCCCGGCCGAAACATGACCTTGGTCAATTCCATCGTGATCTGCGGGCCGATGTCGTTGGCGCCGACGAATTTGACTTTCCCGATGATTTCGCTTTTGGCGAAGATGTTGAACGTGCCGGCTGCCATAGCTGCACTCCGTTAAGTTGGTTTGTTCTCTTGCAAGAGATCGCCGATGGCGGCGCGAATCAGGGCGCGCGCTCGCGGCAGTTGCGCCCGCGCGGGGCCGCGCAGGAAGCGCATCGCCTTGATGTGGGGTTGCCGCCGCTCGTAGGCGCGGACCGTCGCGCCGTCGCGGCGATATGCCCGCACCTTGACCATGCCGCGGCGCTTCGTGCCGGGCCCGCCATATTCGAGCGCGCCGGCGATGGCGCCGTAGTTCCGCGGCCCGTTGCGCAATACCCGTACCCGGCCGCGTATCCAGGTCGGGCCTTCGTCCACATAGGCGTGCGTCTGATGGCGCAGTGTGCCGGTGCGAACAGGCTCAGCCGCTTCGACCTTGCGCAGAAGCTCGTTCGTCAGTTGCGTGATGACATCGCGCAGCCTCACCCGAAGCGCCTGGGGGAACTGGTCGAGCCGCGCCAGTATCCGGCCGGTGTCGCTCTCGTCGATGCGAAATTCGATGCCGCCGCTCACGCGGCGATGTCCTCCAGCCGGAAGGCGTATTGAAACGTCAGGGTGATATCGATCCGGTGCTCTTTGGCTTCCGGGTCGGGCGGCAGCACGACGCAGCCGTCGTAGCGTATCCGACCATTGGGGCCGGTTGCGTCGCGCAATGTGCCGTCGCTCAGCACCGCAGCGACGATGGCGCTGCGGTAGCGCGAGAGCAGCACCCCGGCATCCGCCGTGCCGCCAGCCCGCACATAGACGCTGACGGCCGGCGACAGCTCCATCCGCTGCAATTCCGAGTGCCGTACGGTGCCCGGCTGGTCGAGCAGCGTCTCGATGCCGTCCTGAACAATGACCGCAGGCCGCGCATTGCCGGGCACGTCGAGCGCGTTGCGCACGACCGCATTGATGCCGCTCGTCGTTGCGCACAGCGCCGCCAACCGCGACAGGATCACTTCGCGCGTGTCAGCCACGGCAGAGCAAATTCACCCGGCAGAGCGCACCACCGTAATACTTCGGCGCAACCTGCGTAATGTTGCTCGGGTTGTCGTCAATCAGGATCACGTCGTCGCGGGCCGGCAGCCCGAAGCTGCCCAGCCCGGTCGGGCTGACGACGACCTGGATCTCCTGCGACTCGCCGGGTTCCAGCGACTGCGGCCCGAACGCCTTCACCGCGGCCGCGCATTCGATCTCCTCCGAGACCGTGGTGCCGCCGGTCGTCGGGTCCACCGCGACGTGCTGCAGCGTCACGCTCTGTCCGTAGCCGGCGATCGCCGCGTCGAGCCGCGCGATCAGGACTTGCGGCGTCATACAAGCCGGCGCCGCCGGCGCAGGATCGCACCGAGACCCAATAGACCGGACCCTAGCAATCCCAACGTCCCAGGCTCCGGCACAGCGATTTGGCTGATCGTGTCGGTGATGCCGGTCACGCTGGCGTTGTCGCCGGTCGCGATGTGCTGGTTGACCGTCATGTCCAGCGTGGTCGAGCCGAAAATCTCGGTCACCGGGCAGGTCGAGGTGTTGGGGTTGACGGTGCGGCTGCAGGAGAAAGTTGTGCCGTTGGCCGACCCGGTGAGGGTTGCGGTGGCGCTTGTCCCGGCCGGGGTCGCGTTGAGGGTGAAGTCTTTTTCCAGGTCGTGGATCTGAAAGTTGCCGGCCAGGGCCGGGTTGATCGCCACCGAGTAGGTGATGTCGCCGGCGCTGTTGGGACCGACGGTGCCGATAAACCCGACCGTGACATCGCCCTGTAGCGACAGCGCCGAGAAAGTCGCGAGGCCGCTGCCGGTGATCGATCCCGTCACGCTGGCGTCGCCGAACAGCTTGTCGCCGGCCGAGACGCAGTTGCCGCCCGATAGCTGATCTAATGTGGCGGCGCCGGAAAGGCCGAGCGAAGTCGTGGTGCCGTTGCACACCAGCGCGTGCGCGGGCAGAGAAAACGCCGACAGCGCGATGACGGCGGCCGCGGATAGAAGCGTTTTCATTTAACAGTTCCTTTCATACCGACCAGATTTTGTAAGGCGCCAGCAGGTCTCGGGCGCCGGGCGGGATGGCGCCGCCGCTGGTGCCGGCGCCGGCGTCGCCCGCGTAAACCTGGCTAATCAAGTCGGGGACCGTCTCCGAGCGCAGCGCCGGGTCGCGGCCGACCGCGAACCACCGCGCCGTCAGCCATTCGAGCGCAGCGCCCTGCACGTCAGCCGGGATCGGGTCATAGCCGGCGGTGTAGTCCACCAAAAGGGTCGTGCCGAGCCACGCCGCGACGGTCGTGCCGTCGAGCCGATAGATTGCGCCTTCCTCGGGATAGACGTCCCACGCCGCCACGTCGACCGCGGCGCCGTCCTCGCTCACCGTCACCAGCGGCACGCCGGCGTCGTCGACGACAATCGGAAACTGCCGGGTGCGCAGAGGCTCCCCCGAATACAGCCAGTTGTAGACGTAGCGGAATTGATCCTGATAGGTCTGCACCGCAAAGATCCGGTGGCAGTAGTTGTTGACCGCCGCCGACACCGCATCGATCTGCTGGGTCAGAGCCGCATCCTTCGAGGTGTCGGCCGGATCGATACCGAGCACGACCTTCGCATCGTCGAGGCTCACCAGCGCCAAGCTGTCGGCCGGCGTTATCACCCGCGTGATGCTGTAGCGAACATTCGTCGGCATCAGGCGGCGCGCTCGGCGTGGTAGAGCTCGAAAAACTCGCGCAGATCGAGCGGCGGCCCGACGCTGCCGTCCGACATCACCGGCACGGCGCGGTAGTCCCGCGTCTCCCAGCGGGCAATGGTCGGCGCCGGCGCGCCCGGAACCCCACGATCGCCCTTCTCGCCAGGCTTGCCGCGGCTGCCGGCGCGCGCCGAGACGGCCCATCCGTCGCCCGGCAATTCGCCGGGATCATCGCACCGCGCCCGCCACTCGGAGTCGCGGAAGGTCACGAGATCGTATTTCCGGTATTGCCGCTCGGGGTCGTATAGCCCGCACACCTCACCGACATAAGGCGCCTCGCCGCAGGCCGCGATGCAGATCCAATCGTCATGCGGCGGTTGTCGCGCCGTATCGCACCGTGCTTGCCAAGTACCGCCGGCATGAGAAACCACATCGCCCTCATAAGCGATGCCCTCGCCCCATTGTTTAGCGATTGGCAGCTTACCGGGCGGTCCTTCTTCCCCCCGTGGCCCAACTACGGTTTCTCCTGGTGGGCCAGGCGGTCCGCAGACGCTATCCCCCGGCAGTCCTTGCGGGCCACGCTCTCCGGCGGAGCCTCGGATATTACCTACGATTTGCCACGGCATTTCTATAGCACGCTTAGGTGCTGGGGATTTACGCACGCTCGGTTTCGGCAAGTATGACTTACAACGTGTCCATGCGGTATTTCGCGGCCGGCAATAAAAAGCGCGACGCGATGCGCTCGACGCGATGCTCGCCGAAACGTGAGATAGCCGTATCCATCACGGTCTTGTGTGCCCTGCCAAATATGGCAGTCGCCGACCCTGGCCCACTTTGAGTTGAAACGCGCGATTTCGGATGCACTAGCGGCAGACATCGGAGGTTGGCCTTGGGGAATGGAGAGCGTGAACGGCATGGTACGCAAAGCCGGATGGCGCAGGCAACCTCTGTTCGCGAAAACGCGCTTCGCGATGGAATGCTTGGATATGTCAACACGAAGAAGACGCATTGTAGAAACGGGCATCCATATGATCGCGTTTATAGCGGTCAGCGCTATTGCTCTACGTGCGAAGCTGAAAAATCAAAGCGGTTGCGTGCAAAATGGAAAGCTGAAGGCATAATCAGGATCTGAACTGATAAACATCGCCGGTCTCGCCGTCGAAATACAAGTCTCCATCGTGGCCGCCTGCTGCCGGCGGCCCGCGGCCCACATTCAACATCGCACCTCTTTCACCCCGCTCCCCATCGCGGACCTCGGCAAGCCGGGCGGAAACAGCATCAGCGAGGGCGCGCTCGGCGTTCGCCGCACGCAACTCGTTTTCCGCGCGACTGGCACGAAGTACGGCCATCTCCTGGCGGATTTCGGCTAGCGCTGTCGAGAATGACAGCTTCAGTTCCCGCTCGATGCGACCCGCTATGGAGCCGAGTTCCTCGGCGATGATCTCAAGCGGCGACGGCGACACGATGGCCTGATCGGACAGCGGTGAGGAGTTTATTGCCATCGACAGCTTCCGTATCCGTTGGCGCGTTATCTGCCCCGGCGGGCGGCGCCGCCGGCGGCGCGTCCGGTGCCGGGGTTGCCGGCGGCGCCTTGTCCCAAGCGCTGAGCGGCACGACCTGCTGCTGCACCCGCGGCTCGTCGCCGAACGGCATGGCCGGCAGATCCTCCTTCGCCCTAGCTTCGTTCGGAGAGAAGATGCCGCCCTGGACGCCGCGGGCGAGCCCCTCGATGCGGTCGCGAAAATTCGCCCGCAGCAGTGCCTCGAGGTCGAGCTCGAGATAGTCGTCGGGCCAGCCGCCGAGGGCGAAAACCCGCCCGAAGGCGTCTTCGATCAGGTTCGCCGCGAAACCGAGCCCGGTCGACACCCAGAACCCCATGAGAGACTCGGTCGAGCCCTGCGGGCCGGTGCCCGCCATCAACGACAGCAATGGCAGCGGCACCCGGTAAGCCGTGGCGATGCGCTGGTCGCTGACCTGGAGCTTCTCCGCCAATTGCGCGTCGCGGCTGGTGACAACAGCGGGCGCCCAGACGAGACCATCGGTCAAGATCGGCGTGCCGCCCGCGTTGATCCCTTGGGTGTGCTCGTTCCACTTGGCACGTAGCCGCTCGACCGCTTCCGGCTTGTCGTGAAAGCTGGCCGGTGTCTGCAGCACGCCGGACGGCCGCCCCTCGTTGGCGGCATAGGCCAGCGCCTGCGCTACCAGCGCGTTACTGACGGCAATCTCAAGCAGTGCCGCCTCTAATGGCGCGCAGCCTTGCAATGGGTTGCGCGGGTTCGGCAGCCGCACATGCAGCACGTCGCGCGCCGGCACCCGTTGCAACGCCTGCCGGTCGTCGGCAAACAGGCGCTCGACGATCGCATTGCCGGCAAGCTGGTAGTAGATCGCCCCGTCCGCACCGACGCTCACCGAGCACTGGCTCGGGGTCATCAGGTGAATTTCGGATATCTCGAAGCGGTTGTTGCGGATCGCCAGCCCGAAGGCAGCGCCCTCGCCATAGAGACAATCGGTCAGGTACAGGAAGAAATCGGTGGGCGATTGATAGCTATTCGGTCGCTTCAGGATCCGCGACAGCGCCGAATTGCTGACCCGCTCCCGGCCGCCATCGCCGTCCGCTTGCCAGTGCGTGCCGGCGCACATGCTGATGGTCTGGGCGTAAGCCTGGCGGCAGGCATAGACGACGGC